CTCCAATACATGTGTTCGTCACATGCAGGTATGGGCGGAAACATAATAGTAGAAAACAATTTGAACGGTGTGCCAACTTCTACAATGTACGGTCTCGATTTACCTGATCTTGGATCTTTGACCCAAGAAACAGATACAATCGTCAGTAAACCTGCGTTCCTAGAAAGAAGTGGTATCGATTTGGATGAGCAAGGGACTCCGCTCTCTGGTTACAAAGTGATCAATACGTTTTATCCTCAGATGAGTACACCAAACGCAAATGGTAACTTTGAGTTTACATTTGGAGCGGCTGATATACCTACGGCTACTCCAAACTATAGTTCAGCCATCACTTTCGATTCCAACACAGAATACAAAGTCGACACTCGTATCTCCGGTCGATACCTAAGTTACAAACTCGAGTGTAGTACACTCAAGGACTTTGCGTTCTCCGGTATGGACATGAATGTGATTGTTACAGGTAGGAGGTAGTTAGATGGCTATCTCTGACTTAATCAATGTCTTAGTCAAGAATTATGTTCGAAGACCGACACCAACAATAAACCAAGATCAACTAGGTCCTTACGTCCAAGATCAACTTAGAGAAATAGAGACAGCAATAAGGACACTTACGGACGCAGCAATAACTGTGACCGACCAAGAACCCGAGAGTAAACGAAGGGGCATGGTTCGATATGCAATATCACCATGGAACCCTCTTAGTAACGGATACAGCGGTTTAGTTGTCTACGATGGGACCAACTGGAGATCCATCGACATAACATAGAAAGGAATTTAATATGTGGGGCGCAATAATAGGCGGCGCAATGGGACTTATGGGTGCTAACAAGCAATCCAAAGCCATGGATAACGCAAACGCCGCTAACATGGCATCGTTCAACATGTACAGACCCTATGTCGGAGGAAACCTACAAGGCGCAGACAGTGCTATGCAGGGCGTTCTATCGACAGGTAACTACCAAGGCCAAACATTAGCCGGACCTAACCAGTTTAGCGTAAATACAGCCAACAACATGGGCGGTATCGGCAATAATATGCAGAACACTGGGGCCAATATCATGGCACAGACTGGCGGTTTCGGTGGTAATGCAAACGCACTCTACGACCAGTACATTGGAATGGCTGATAGTGCAGGTAATGACCGCATGGCGACTGCCATGGACTACGCCAACAACAATGTAGACGGATTAGCAAACGTAGCCCTTCGTGATAGCAGACGTAACTTGGACTCGAGCCTACAACAGGGCAATCTGAATGCCTCTGGAACCGGAAACATGAACTCAAGTCGTGCAGGTGTGTCTGATGCCATCGCTAGACGTGACTTTGATGATCGTGCAGCCGATGTTCGAACAGGTCTACAGAACCAACTGATCGATAGATCTCTTCAACAGCAAGCAAGGCAGTTCTCAGATCGAGGAGATGCCCTAAATGCAGCCGGAGGTGCCAATCAGAACATCATGGGCGCATACGGAATGGGCATGAATGCTGCAGGTGAGGGTGCTAACTTCGGTATGAACGCCGGAAACTTCCTACAACAGCAAGAGCAGAACCGATTGAACGATATGCGTAACAGGTTCGAGGGTGATCGAGACTTCGAGTTCGATATGCGCGAAAGATACGGTCAAGGCATACTTGCTCAAGGCGGTACGACCTCTAATACGGCAGAAATAAACAAAGCAGATCCTTTGCAAAGTGCTATTGGCGCTGCAGGTAGTGGCTTCGGTTTTCAACAGAAGTATTTCCCTGACGGACTAGCTGAAAGCAAAATGTTTGATCCTCTGTTTGGGGGTCGTTCTGGCTTTCCAGTGAGGTTTTAATCATGGATTGGCAAACAATAATGAGTAATCCCAACTTTGTTTCTCAATATGGACAGTTTGTAACTGGTGATCCCGAGACATTCTGGAACCAACTCCCTCAAGAACAGAAAGAATTTCTTAATGGTGAATTTGGAAATGTTTCTGCACCTGTTTTAAATCAACAAACGAATAATCAGGCTAGTCCGGTGCTTGCAGGAGGCTTTGACGCTTATGGAGTTCCTATTGGAGCAAACATGGAAGCGGAAGCCCCTAATCAAGGCTTCGAAAGAGTTATGGTTGGAGGTCCTAACGGTGGTACTAGTGCCGCAAGTGTCATGTACAACCCACAAACTGGCGAAGTTAAGGCAGTAGAGGGTGATCCATTTAGCCAAATGATTTCTCAAGGCGCAAACATCCAAGCCATGGCTCAAGATGCGTACAATAAAAATATTGCCGCTCCAGTCCAGACTGCTCAAAAAGATTTGAACACAATGGAGCGTATTGTTGGTGCTGCAGAAGGTGACGTAAGTGGTCCTGTTCTTAACCAGTACACAAACGCTAAAAACAACCTCTCAAGCGCACAACAGGCGGCCTTATCTCAAGTGTCAAACCCTTCAGACGTGGACATGGCACTTGGAAGACCATCTTATACTACGCCAAACATGACTGGTCTCGACGCTTTTACAGAAGAGCAGAGTGCTAACAACCCTATGTCGAAACCAGTATTGAGTACTTCGACAGACTTTACTGTTAATAATCCAAATCAAGAAGCGGCTCGTAACACCAACAACATGAATGCTCCGGCTGCAAATGTCCCTAACGTGGACTACGCAGATCCGACTATGGCTCCAACAAATGCTATGACAATGGCAATGAATGAAGAGGCAGGTCGTGGTAACATTTATGACGGCCCAGTACTTGTAGATACAACTCAGCCAAACGTTACGAAAACTGATGGTGTGCTTGGTGGTACTACAACAGGCGGCCCAAGTGTTCGCTCGATCATGAGTTCTTCGGGTCCGAAGACCAGTAACAGACGTCAGTCTGACATGCCAAACATGCTCGTTGACAGAAACGAGGCTCTCATCCGTATCGGTGGGGCGATGTATAGTGGTGGTCTACAAGGTGACGGCATTGGTGCCGCTACTAGAGAGTACGGAGCGATCCAAGATGCAAACCGTGCGACAGCAATGGAACAGTATAAGACAGATCAGGCTACAAAACTTGCTATGGCTAAAGCAGCCGCTAAAGGTAAGAAGGGTGATGACACTCAAGAGGCTATCAATGACACTAATGCTCAGATGGACAGTTACCAAAGTGCACTTCAAGCAATCGCAGATAGCCGTGCGTCAGGTGGGAACCTCACAGGCGTCGGTGGTATCTTTAAATCTTTCCTCGACAACTTCACAGGTGATGAAGACGGCGCACGTCGATTAATCCTATCTAAGGTTAAAGTTGATGATGCCTTACTTCGTGTTGCACATACTAAAGGTGCGATCTCTAACGCTGAGATGAAACTATTCTTATCTCCGGCTCCAAAGAATTACCAAGACGAGAAGATTTGGGAAGCATGGCTCAATGAACGAGTGGGTGCCTTAGAGAAAGTCCAAAGTAGATTAATGAGTGGACAAGAGGTTCCAGACGACATGAAAGGGCCTAATGTTTCGGATACTAGGGCGGCAATCAACAATGTTTCTGGATCAGACGATGGTCAATTCTCGATTAAAGAGGTCACACCAAACTAGGAAGGCTAATCATGCCAACATATGAAATCACGGCTCCTGATGGACGTACTTTTGAAGTCACAGGACCTAATAAAGAAGGTGCGTTGGCAGCCTTAAAGGCCCAACTGGCTAAACAAACACAAGCGGCACAAACTGAGGCTCCAGACACTAGTGTCGGTGGTGCCATAAAGTACGGCTTAAACAATGCCCAAAGCCTGACAGGTAAAGGCATCCGAAGTGCAGGTGAACTATTACCTGACAGTGCAATGAGTGATAAGATCGAAGCCTACGGTCAGTCTGTGGACGAAAAGAACCAAGCCGAGGCCGAAGCCCTTAACTACCAGAGACCAGAGAATGCAGACGGTATCATCAAGAACTTGAAAGAGGGTGATATTGGTGGTGCAGGTAAATCTCTTTTGTACTCCACGGCAGAAGCGGCACCACAGGTCGCAGTCGGTGCAGGTACATCTTTGGCGGCTGCCGGAGCAATGGCAGGTGCGCCAATCGTTGGCGGTACGATAGCTGCAGGTGGTACTCTCTTGGGTATCAACCAAGCACTTGGTGCTAACAGAGCCGAAAAAGAAGAGAAGGGCCTAGATCCTACAGCCACGGTCACTGACTTATCGACAGCAATCGCTAGTGGTATCATAGAACTTACACCGCTCAAAGGTGGCGGTGCTACGCTGAAAGTAGTACGAGAAGGCTTACAAGAGATGGGACAAGAAGGTCTCGTCATCGGTGGTACAGCCATCCAAGGCGGTGAGTATGTACCAGAAGAGATCGTCACACGAGTAGCCGAGGCAGGTATTGTCGGAGCCACAATCTCAAAAGGTATCAACACCACCATCTCAACCGTCAATAAAGCAGGTAATACTGTCTTCAGACCAAAAGCCGAGTTAGACCAAGAGACTGGTCAGGCTGCAGGTGATGTCGCCAGAATGTTTGACGAGATTTCTAAAAGTGAAGGCTACAACCGCATGAACGTAGATCCTTCGTCTCAACAGGGCGCAAACGCAATTCTTGAGGCTTCAAGAGGCCGAGTAAGGGCTGATATAGATCAAAACATGCTTGTTCTTAGAAGAGAGGTATTAAAGAATGCCGACGCAGAAACCAAAGCCAGATTTAAAGAAACCATACGCCAAGCAAACAATAAAATTTCTGGTACGGTCACGAAAGAAAATCTCGAGTTTGTTAAACAGAAAGTAGGAAACACTTATGAAGGAAGATCACTACTAAATGCTCTTCGTAAATCTAATGTCATCACCGAAGTATATAGTTCAGGTCTTAAAGGTGGTGTTTCACAGTTCACAGATAATTTTAATCCTCTCCCTCGTC